TTACCTGATATACAGGCTTTCGCCCGGATAAATCACGCTATAGATTGATTTGCCGTTGTTAGCGGCTAACGTGTACATGCTGATGCCATACTTTCTGGAAATGCTCCAGAAGCTGTCACCAGAGCGGACTGTGTAGTACATGTGCGAATAGGTTTGCGTATTTGAACTGCGCGAACCATAGCTCTCCCCACCATTCACGCCCAAGGCAACATAATGATACCTGCCTGAGTAGCTGAGATAACGTGCCCAAACATATGTGCCACGGATATACACGTGATCATAAATCACGCTTTCACCGGGTGCATAGCTACCAACGGATGCATATCCAGTTCCGGCACCCGTGCGAATGTTGACCGTCGTGGACGGCTTGAAAACACCCGCTTGCGCATAGTCGGTATCACTGGCTGCATTCGATTTCGCTGGTTGGCTTGGTGCCGGTGTTACAGGCACCGACGGAGTTGCTGGCTGCTTCGAGTATCCATTATCGGTCACACCAAGCAGATCAACGTTACCATCGAGGCCTTGCGACAGCCCAAATGCGCTCGTGTACTGCCAAATAGCTACCCCATCCATACTCGGGAAATAACCGTAGTCTGGTTTGGTAGTTGGTAGATAATCACGGTAAGCAGCAATCCAAAGGCTGTTAGGAAATTCTTTCAGAATACGCTGATAATCGACGTGTGCCAATGTATATGGCTTGTAACTGTAATACATGGGCGTGTAGCCTTCTGAACGAATGCGCCGCATGCCGGCCAAAATTGCATCCGTATTAGCTGCCATATTGCCAGAAGCACCATCTTCGTAGTCCAAAGCAACGATGCTTCCCTTCGGCGTCTGTGCTTTGATACGAGGCATATAACGGTCAAGTGCTTCTAATCCCAACTGGCTACTTGCACCAACACCATACCAGATGTAGCTATGCACACGTTTTCCTGCCGCCTTGGCACTAGCAATTTGGCTATCATACGTCCACTGATCGATGTACGTACCACCGTAAGTTCCGCCAATCTGAGATATTACGAACTTGTCTTGATCTGTTCCATATCGTCCACTTGCTCCCTGATACTTCGCCCAATCCGGGCCCTGATCTCCCTTGGCTGCATTGACCTGCGATGGCAGGGCAAAAGAAATAGCCGCCAAGAAGGCGACTACCAAAGTGATGAGTTTAGTTTTAAATTTCATGGTGCCCTCCTTATCGCTGTGGAGCAACAGATGCCGGAGCTGACTCCGCCGGTGCTGCAGAAGACGTCTCTGGAACCACTTCACTAGCAGCAGTTACCTGGTCAGCCTCTTTATCCGCTTGCAGTGCCTTAATCTGGTCCTCTATGGACTTGATCTTAGCTGCCTTGGTGGTAATTAGTGCCGGGTAAGCTAACGCCTGTTGGCTGTCGCTGACGCCCTCTGTGGTTGGGTCAACGGCAACCCCCACAATGGTCAACAGTGCAAATACTGCATTGATCACTGCGGTGAGCTCCTTGCCCAAGTTGGCAAAATCCCAGTTGTAACCGAAAACCGCTGCCGCTGTTTGTACAACCAACAAAGCTGCCGGCACTAATGCCAGCCAGAATTTGACGCTTAATACTCGTACTTTCCAATTAATCTTCATAATGAACATTCCTTTCAGTTTTTAATCCGAAGTTGCAAAACTTTGTTATATAGCGCTTCGCCCGTTCCGTTACCGCCCAGTGCTTTGTAGCTGCGGAAAAGGTAATTAAGATCGTCCAAGTCGTCCGTGCTGATATACCCAACCTCGATATGATGGTTACACAGCATGTAAACCTCATGATGAAGCAAACCGACAAGGCCTGAATCAATTGCCTTTCCATGCTTTCGATGCATGCGCCATTGGCTTGCAAACCAACCAAACAAAGCTCCACCACCCAACTCCACAAACATATCTATCCAACTCTTGAAATCCACATCTTTATACTTCCTTCCATAAAAATAGCCGCTAGCTTTTGCTGGCGACATAGTCACTGCCTGTAATTTGTTTGTATTGGTCCTCCGTTATTTGCCGCCCCACGTACTGCTCTATCGGGCACCCCCAAGAATATAGTGTGCCACAAAATTCAAAGTCACTCATTTTTTCCACCATCCTCAAGATTTGTCACACGGGCATACAGCGCGGCAATCATCTGCTGTTCAGGTGACGGTCCGGGGAGTGGATGATCATTAGCCGGATCATAACCCTCATCGGCAACGATTTTGCCGTCTACAAGAGATGCGTGACCCTCAAAAAACTGAGACACGTCATCTGCTTCTATGATTTGTTGACCGTCCTCTGTTGGGCCCAATTTAGCATCATCTGCTTCATAGGCCCAGTTGGTTAGTCGGTTTTGATCATCTAGCCAAATCTTAATCTTCATCTTAATTCACCACCGCATCATTAATCGGATACGCATCACGCGTAATGAAACTCAAGCTGCCAGCATACCCGCCTTGTCCACGCCATGGAATAATGTAAATTCCACCCGCTGAAACATATAATTCACAGGCTGCGCCCGTATACGACATGCTACCGATCAATCTTGCTGCATCATCATTATTGAATGGACTATATCCTGGTCGAATGTTGGCAATTTTGACCCACCCGTTGCTAGTTTTCATTTCAAAAGCAATCCCAATGGTTACATTTGGGCCTTTTCTTGAATATCCAATTTTCAGGTTTCTAACATCATTGGTTTCAAGCCCACTATCAATGTGCTGATAGAAAACCGAATCAGCCGCCGTAAACGTTGATACAAGTGTGATGTCTTTCCCAAATGGATTATACAAAGATTTTAGTCTGAGCATGCCTTGGCGTGCATCAACGGAACTAACTTCCTTACCGTCGTACATTGACTTGCTAACCAACCCCAACTGGTCAACTTTAGATTGATACGTTTGCTTGCTATTACTATCCAGCGTTGCATTCGTGACCATGCTGCCACCACTAATTTTTGTCGTCCCACTGATCGTATTTGGAAAACCATCTGGTTGGATGTGGTTGAAAGATGAGATAAAGGTAGATCCGTTAAAAGTGACCCCATTAAAAGTCATGCCATTAAAGGTTTCGACATTTAATGCTTTGGCTGCAATTGGTTTTGAATCCCAACCACTTGTGGTATCAAATATGGCAAAAGCGGCAAGATTTCCGTCCTCGTCGGTTAACCAGTGCTGGTCCCCAGCCTTTGGTTTAGCAGGGTAACTCGGGCCAACCGTCACAACCGGAACATTGTCACTACCGTCTTTACCATCGCGCCCATCGGCGCCTTTAAATAATGCCCACAAGTAGCGTGTCGGGTCGGTACTGTCAGCTTGGGTCTGGTCAACATATTGGCCGAAATAAGACTTACCATTGCCATTTGTGGTTGAAAATCCTTGTTTCCCATCAATGCTGTTAGCATAGGCTGTATGAAAGTAGCTAGTTTTGCCATCGGCTCCCTTAGGGCCCGGGATACCAACACCAGTATCGCCTTTTGGCCCAGTAGCACCGGCTTGTGCGACTGAATAACCGACTTCATTCGTTCCATCAGTATAGAGCCACGTTGTCCGTGTCCACATGAATTGTCCAGGAGCAATGCTTGGAATGTTTGCTGACCAACCTGTGCTTGGCTTAGTGATTCCACTTGACGAAACAGCATACTCAATCACAGTTGACTTGATACCTACTCCGTCTTTACCAGCAATACCATCTTTACCTGAGTTACCATCTTTGGCATTGTAGCTGACAGTGTAACCAGCCTCGCCGGTGTTATCTGTATACAGCCAAGTAGTCTGTGTCCACAGATACTGTCCCTTGATTAACGTGGGAACTTGTGCAGTCCAACCAGTAGCAGGCGCTGTGGTGCCAGAAGTACTCTGCGCATACATAATCTGCGTGGACTTAATGCCCACACCGTCTTTACCTGCTACACCATCTTTACCTGCTACACCATCTTTACCTGTGTCACCCTTTGGTCCCTGCACTAGTTGCCAATTATAAACAGCCGGATTAGTACTGTCTGCTTGCGTGAAGTCTGTATAACTACCAATGTATTTGCGAGAACCCGGAGTATCGAGCGAAAAGTTCGTTCTACCATCACTACTGTCAGCATAGGCAATATGGAAGTATGATGTCTTGCCATCGGCACCCGGTTTACCTGGCACCCCATCTTTACCATCAGCACCGTCCGCACCCTTAATCAGTGACCAGTTATAGTCGCTTGGATTCGTACTATCGCCAGATGTGAAGTCGCTGTAAAATCCAATGTACTTGCGATTAGAATCAGTGGTTGAGAAGTCGGTCTTGCCGTCTTGGCTGTTTGCGTAAGCAAAGTGGGCATAGGCAGTACGACCATCGGCACCCTTGGCACCGGGCAAGCCTTGATCACCTTTTGGCCCAACATCACCGTCTTCACCTTTAAAACGTGCCCAATTGTAATCACTCGGATTGGTGCTGTCGGCCTGTGTGAAGTCGCTATAGGTGCCAATGTACTTTTTGCCATCACCGCCAGATACTGTAAAACCTGTTTTCCCATCGATGCTATTCGCCCAAGCAGTGTGAAAATAGCTTGTACGGCCATCAGCGCCTTTTGCACCCGGAACACCGTCAGCACCATCTTTGCCCTGAATCAATGCCCACTTGCCAGCATAGTCGGCCGGATTGTCACTTGGAACGGATGTCTTATTTGACCAAACGATTGCCATATACTTCTTACCAGCAGGTAACGCTGACATGTTAGTGCCTTTGTCATCATCGGCATAACGAAGCCATGGATAAAACTGAATAGTCTTGGGCATATTGGCCATCTTATTGGCAAGATCGCTGAGCCGTTGGTCAAAGCTGACTGTTTCATGAGCAAACTCACCCAAAGTCAGTTTGACAGAATGGTTAGCACGGCTGCGCTGAATGCTCAACACTTTGGCAGACAGGAATAGCTGTTGATTCTCATCGGCAATGTGGACGGTTTGATTCAACGGTACGTATGGCGAATTAACCAAATCAATATCATACGTTTCGTTTGGGTGGTTATACTTTTTCAAGTCTGCCAAAGCCGCTTGCAAAAGTGCCGCCTGCGAGTTTGAATCAAACGTTTTAACCCGATTCCAATCAGACTGTGTTGGGTTAGGATTGCTGTTGCTTAACAAACGTGAATATTTCTGCACAGCAATGGTATCGTGCAAGAACCCGTACTGATCAAGCACAAACTGTCCCGTTGGATCAGTCCATTTGTAGCCAATCAAGTTGATTGGGTCCTGATTAGTTGATCCATTCGTACTTTCTGGCACCGCTCCATAAGCCTTGATAGATGTTTCCATGTCATAGGTATCGAGATGCGTGACGATATTGTTGATGTCCTTATTCATTTCAAAGAAAATCAAGCTGTCACCGGCCGTTTCATGTCGAATGTTAATGACATGCTTAACCAAATTCGTTCCAACAAACTCAAATCCAAAGCTAAGCACTGCATCAAAATCTTTTGCCACGGCAATAATGCGAGCCAACGATGATTCTTCACTAGTCCACTCAAGTGTTCGAACATTGTCAGGAAATTCGTTGATGCCAATCTCCCAGCCAGAATCATTTGTAAACCTTGTGATGTAGTCAGCGATGGTATATGGTTTGTCGGCCTTGTACGCGCCAACGGTTTCGTTAATCAAATCATTACCGGCATCACTAGCAACAATTGAGTGGATATGGCCTAGTGAATCATGGTCAACCGATTCAATCACCATTTGGTGAGCGTTGCCTTCTTCATCCTGATAAAGAATGAAGTTGGTTGCTTTGGCCATCTCATTGACTGCTTGTTCCTGATCAGTCGTAAATTTAATATCAAGAGAAAGCTCGACCGCAGGACGATTGTCAACACTTTGTTTTTCTATATCGTTGTCAATTCGCCATTCGCTTTTGCCATCAGTCGACCCAACACCTAAAATGTTTGATTTTCGATCTGCAAAGTAATACTCCATTTATAGCCAGGCCTCCCTTATCTCGACTTCACATGCAAATGGTTGTGCCCAGCTCGAGGGCGTGATAGTAATCTCAGTATCACCGGGTGGCAGTTTGAATTGCTCCCATTGATTACCTAACGTGTGCATGGTTGGGTCAAGAGAACCATTCAAGTACGTCTTAGCGTTCGCCACATCAATCTTGAGAACGTCACCATCGCTAAAACGATTCTTGATATTCGTATACCAGCTAACGTTTTGCCATTTGACGGTGGACGCAATCAGATACATGGTCGATTCGCCCCACGTCTTGTCACGCATGAACCACGTTGAGAATTGCTTGGTCTCAGTATCGGCAGCGTCCGCAAAGGTAAATTGGCGGGTAATAGTCGTCTCTCGTCCTTGATTGCCAACCCATGGTGACACTCGGAAAACAACTGAATTACCAAATTTCTGTAATTCCAACTGAATGAACTTGTCGTTAGTGAAAATGCTACGATCAAGCTGTTCATTGACGACTAGTTGATTTTTGTAGTAGCACATCCACCAAAGCTGATCGGACAATGCGCTATTATCCTTCAGTATCATCTGAAAAATTGGCTTACCGTCACTCTCTAACGTTGTTTCGAGCGCACCTACCTGTGCTACCCCAGTTTGGAAGCGTGTCATAACGTCCCATGTGAGATTGCTCTTGAAGTTACCGTTATGCGTCTGGACGAGATTGTGCTTGATTGAAGGACCGTTCCAATACTTGTGGTCGCCAGTAATACTGGGCCAATTAGGCTCAACCTTCCAGCCATCATAATCGTCATGAGTCCAAATCGCATTGCCAATCTGTTCATTAGGCATACTAGGATCACCACCCCAATAGGGATTGTTTGTGGCGGCTTGATTATCCATATGTGAGCCTTGCACGGCTGCCAAATCAAGTGCTACTTCGCTTTCTTCGGTGGTGAAACCATCAATTTCTTGCGTACCGAATTGAAGAATACCGGGGCGATCATTAACAATCCCAACCATGCCGTTATCAGCATGCATGGTGGCCGTAATAACTGGCTCAACAGGATAAGTGCCGCCATTGTGCACTGTGATGGTGTTGGTATAGTATTCAGGATCAGCTGGGTTAGGCGACCATGGAGAAGCTGTGGTGCCAATCTCTGCTTTAGCCTGGCTCCAAGTGAATTCATCTGTTAGCGCTGCTGGCTTAACTGAAAATTTAATTGGCAAAGGCAACTCGGACAATTCTTTTGTCCATGTGATTGCAAAAGTCTCCATTCCATTTGAAAATAAGGGAGATATTTGTTGGCCATTAAGACCAACAAAAACATTGGTATCTTTAATCCCGTTGGCTTTGACTTGAAAAGAAACAATATCGCCTATTTCTAGGCTACTTGTGTCTAACAATAAATGCGGAGTGTCTCCCCACGTCTGGGCCGCAACTGTTTGCGGTTCGCCGCTTCCCTTCAGCAGGTTCACCGGCACGTCCTTGTATGGCATGTTGTCAAACGTCTTCGTGGCTACCGAGTGCGCAATGCCATCGGGGACAAATAAAGTGAACGAAGAAGTGATTGCATTTCTGCCCTTAGGAACATCGTCAACATCTGTGAGCACGGCATTCCAGTACACAGACAAGTCATCATTGAACGAAACCTGATGAGTGTCACCGTGCAAGATGCCACTTAGCTTATAGAAGGCGGTGCGAAACGACTTTTCATCAGCTGCTATAAGCTGATATCCAACAGTGATTTCCCGAGATGGGTTTCGTACATACTCCAACATTTCGCCATCAGATATTCCTATAGGATTGCTTTTAGCGTCTTGTTTAAGAAGCTCACGCCCTCCGACCTGAAGTGTTTGATAACCAGGAATCAGATCTTCGATATACTGGCCATCAATTTTCATTGCCTCAGCCGGGTACTGTTTCTTATCTGCACCCGTAAAGGGCGTCGTTTCTCTGAAATCGTACAATTAGACTAGCCCCTTTCGATAATTGTTTACCTTTGTCAAGCGATTAAGCTCTGTTTGCATTGGGTTTGCGGTTGCACGAGCAACCTCTCGGCCGTCAATGTACAGAGGAACCTCAATCGTTTGCTTGCGAGTGTAGTTGACATCAAGATTTGAAGACAGGGTTGCACCTTGAACGCTGTTATTAAGCGACTGCAATGATGTATCAAAGGGAGAAGTATTCACTTCCGGCATCGTAACAGCAGCACTGTCAGCAATAGCTTGTGCCATGCTCGAAACGTTCTTTTGGACATTTGAGAACTTGTCAGTAAGCCCTGCATTTAAGCCGTTCATGATGGCGTTACCAGCAGGTATGAGCAGCTTGGCATCGTAACTGATTGGGCCTTTATGCTTGCGAATCCAAGAAGCAATTCCGCCAACAAAATCCGTGATCTTCCCCCAAACTGCTTTGAGGCCATTGAAGAAGCTATCCATGATGGCGCGGCCAGCGTCAGCAAGGCTAAAATTACGAAGTGCATTGAATGCTCCTTTGATGCCATTAACTATTCCACTTACCATGCCAGTAAAACCAGACCATACAGCCTTAGCACCATTAAAAATACTCGTAGCAGCTCCAATCACAATAGACTTTATATTGTTCCAAGCTGATGAAAGGAATGATGTAATACTATTCCACAATCCGGAAAAGAACCCGGGAAGTGCGTTCCAAATTCCCTCGGCTGTGCTGACTGTTCCGCTCCATAGTCCTGATAAGAATGAAACAACACTGTTCCATACGCCTTCGGTGGTAGACACAATACCACTCCACAATCCGCTGAAAAATGACGAAAGCGCACTCCAAATAGCGGAAGCGGCAGATACTGCGCCATTCCAAAGCCCCTCTAAAGTTGAAACCAAAGTATTCCAAACAGTCATTGCATAAGTTTGAATAAGGCTCCAAATACCGGAGAAATACGTAACAAGGCCATTCCAGATCTGACCAGCGGCGGAAACAATGCTGTTCCAGATAAGCTGAAGATCAGCACTTAACTGTGTCCAATTTCCAGTAAGCAAATCAATGACAATAAGAATGGGACCCATAATAACTGCTTTAAGCATGTTCCAAACACCGGTAGCAACTTGGACAATCCCATTCCAAATTGTCGTCAGGGAACCACCAAAGGTTGACCATACAGCGGTGGCTACTGCAACTATTCCATTCCACAGAGTCGTGAAGAATGTGGATAGCGCGTTCCAAACTGCCGTTGCTGCGGTAACAGCACCTTGCCAGATAACTGAGAGTGTGGTTGTGAATGCTGTCCAAGTAGCTAATGCCGTGGTCGTAATCCCAGTCCATAGATTGCTGAAGAAACCTGTAATGCCGCTCCAAGCTGTCTGAATGCCGCTAATTGCAGATGTAAACGCACCCGATATAGCATTCCAAACAGTTTGCGCAACTCGTACAAGTCCTTGCCAAGCTCCTTGTAACCACGAAACAAATCCCGACCATAGTTTTTGGCCAGTCTTGGTTTGAGTAAAAAAGTACACCAGACCAGCAACCACTGCTGCAATCCCAGCAATCAAAAGTACCCACGGATTCATGCCTAAGATCAATCCAAACGCTTTCCATACACCACCAGCCGTTTTTACGATAGTCCCGAAGTTAGTGATAACGGATACAACGCCTCTAATAGGGCCAATCATTTTGGAAAAAACACCGAGAACGCTTGAAAATCCGCCGATGGCTAATCCAATTACTTTGAAGGCCCCGACAGCTCCAAGGATCGCCACAGCAAATGATTTAACGATGTCGTTAGCAAACGCTGCTTTAACAATAGCTGCAATTGGCTTCAAAACAGCTACCACTCCGCTTAGAGCGCCCTTAACACCGTCAAAAATTGCTTTCCATGGTAAATTAGCAATAAAGTCCCCAACGGTAGTCATCGCTTCCATTGCTGCTACTCCGAAATCTGTAACAGCTTGTTTGATTCCGTTAAATATTCCCGACATTTGCCCATTACCGAATGCCGAATTAAAAGCATCTCCGACCTTTTGTGCAATACTAATTAGATTGACAAATGCAACATTGACTAAGCTACCAACTAGGCTCCAAATGGTTTGTAAAACGGACCCGACTCCCTGGAGAACGGAACTGAGCCCGCTCATCGAGTCGCCCTTCCCCAAGCTGCTTAGTTGTGTCTTGATGTTCAAAATCAATGCCGAAAACGGAGAAAAGAAATTACCGATTGATGATATAACAGAATCAAAATTAATTGCGCCAATTTTATCAATGATTCCGCTGATAGCTCCGACAGCGACTTTAGACATTGCTTGCCAAGCAGGCTGAAGCTTGTTTGCCAGTGTTTCCTGAAGGCCGTCCATTGCCTCGCCGACTGTCTTGTAACTCGTGGCCATCTTCTGGAAAGCCTTGCTGTTGCCTGCCTTTTCGATACCATCAAAGAACTGCTGCGTGCTTATTTTGCCGTTTTGAACATTCTGAACCAGTTCTTTGGTGCTCATGCCCATTGCTTTAGCAACGGCTGCCATGCCTGCTGGAGTCTGTTCAAGCATTAGACGGAAATCAGCCCACTGCACCATTGGCTTAGCAGCCATTTGTGTGCCTTGTTCCATCAATGTCTTCATGGCTTGCTTGGGATTATCAGTGGCAGCAGCTAGGCCACCCATACCTTTAACAAGGCGGCCGACTCCTTTTACACCTACTGATGCAAATTGTGCATAGGCAGAAGCCATGTCAGATGAACTGTAAATGGTCTCCTGAGCATATGATTGCAACGACTTTTCAATTGAGGAAATCTGTGCAGGCGTCTTACCCAGAAACTTCATATTACTCTCAAACGTCTGCCAAGCTTTGCTTGATTCGTCTAGTTCTCCCACCATGTTTCTCACACCATCGCCAATAGCCCCTACCACTTTGGTAAGTCCTATAGCTCCAGCAATTTTGCTCACGGTTGATACAAAATTTCCCGCTGGCTTTGTCGACTTTTCAAAGCTATCACCGACCTTTGACGCAGAACTCGCGATATTCTTAAAAGTCCCCGAAAAGTTGCGGTCAACGGCGGATAAAATTGCTTCAACACTAAAACTGTCAGCCATGCGCTCCCTCCTTTCTTTCAGATAACGGAATGATTTTGCCTTCGCGCTTCAAACGCTGAAATTCGGCCATCCGTTTTGCAAACACTTGAGCTCTAGTATATTTGAGCTCGGTTGTGCTCATCTGTGACACTTCATAATTGGGCTCATAATTTGATCGCACGTTATCAATAGCTGCTTTCTTATCAAAGAAATCGTCAAAGGTCTGATACTTTGGCTTAGGAGTCTTGCTCCCGGTTGTTGCCTGCACTTGCTGGTTCATCCATGCTTGTTGTGCAATCTCGTTCTGTCTGTCGACTTGCTTAAGCTGATAAGCTTCCATGCGCAGTTCGTATTCAACAAGCGTCATGCGTTCGATTTTCCGAATATCAGAAAAGCCTAGATAGGCAAAAGCGTTTAATAAGATTTCGTGATACGTTTCTTCACTACTCTTTTGAACGCTTTCGTCCTCATCTAGGCCTTCATGTTTTTTGCTACTGCTTTTACTGCGTTAGCACTGTTCATTTCATTTGCAACTTGCTTAAATAGAGAGTCTAAGTCTGAATTGCTGTCAATAAAGTCATCGACTTCATTAGCTGACGGACGTTTCTTAGATGTCACGGTAGCTGAATAAATGGTGTCTGCTAAAACAGCAGCATCGTATGCATTCAGACCAGCTAGTGCCTTTGCAACACCCATGCCAAAGTTAATGCCATGCATGACGGCACCCATATTCTTATCCATTTCGCGAACAAAGCGGACACCAAAGTTGAGTTCGTATTCTTTACCGTTAATGGTTAATTGCATGATTTAAAATCCTTTCTTTTAAGCCGCCCGGGTTTCACCCGTACTGTGACTTTCTTGGGCGACTGATTGACACGGTTACTGGGCGCTGATATTCGCCCCATCAGATGTAGGGCCAACGCTAACCCCACTTGGGGCCGCTATTTTGACGTGGTTGTGGTGGTTGTTGTTTCGCCTGAAACGCTCGTACCTGGATCTTTATCAGAATCCCACTGGACACCACCACCGGTCTTGTCAGTATCAGTGACCTTGCCAACCCCAAGGAATACGTAATCGACCTGTTCCTGAGTTTCGTCATCGAGAGTTGTCCATCCGCGTTTAGGCGTGCCATTAACTGAGAATGTGACATCGCGAGTAGAGTGATCATCAGGATCATTGTCGCTGCTATCTTCTTGCACCGTTACCTGCATATACCATGCAAGATACTTACCTTCAGCGTTCTTGCGTTTGCGGTAGAGAATCCAAAAGTCGAGCAATTCACCGTCAAACAATGAGTCGTACATTACGTCTGCAATTGCGGCTGTGTTATTCAGGAACTCGACTTCAAGATCGGTACTTGCCGAGCTTCTTGTTGCTACATTGCCGTCCTTGGTAACAGTGGAATCACTGTCAACAGACGGGTCAAAGGACAGCGAAGTCTGCCAAGGAATAATTTGGCCGCTAACCGTTGCTTGATCGCTATGTTTGCGAGCCAAGGCAACAACGTCCATGCCTTCTAGCACTTTTAATTCATTTGCCATATTATGGCCTCCTATAAAATATTGAGATTGAGTATCAGCGTGGCTCGGTTGAGAACCGTGTCAGGGACACTCTGGTCTTGTGTAAACTCTTTTGAATGGTCTTCTACACGTCCATAGAATCGGTAATCATCAGTTAGCACTTGCCCAATCGCGGCACGAAAAAAGCGCTCCGCCATATCAGATACGGTGAAACGCTGTTTTTTGTCGCCCCAGATGTCGATTGTGATTAGCACATTGCCATTGAGCGACGTCTTTGTTGCGGTAGGAACAACTTGAATATCCCCAACAATGACGAAGGGATAAGGGGCGTTCTCCTGCTGCATGGGCAAATGGTCGTAGGTCTTGTACCCAGATGATTGCGAGAAAGCATAGAAGTAGTCGTATAGTTCTTGCTCTGGTGATGTGATTTGAATCACCTACTTTGCTGCTTGTTTAAGCTGATTAATAAACTGCACTTTCTGATAAAGGAACGCAGGCTTCAATACAGGACGTGCCCGCATGAAACGGGTCCCGTTTTCGGTGTATGGGTTGTATTCCATTGACATGCCAACTATGCCCGTTAGACCGCCATCTTCAAGCGATAACTTGATGCCACGCTTTGTAGCACCAGTAGGATGAGCATACACGGTGCCGGTCATTTGCTGAGAACGAGTCTGGAGCTGTGCTGTTTGCTGCTTGACGATTTGTTTGACAACGTCCATCTTTGCTCGCTTAAGCAAACCTGCCACCAATTTGTCCATGCCTTTTATCTGCATGTTATAGCTAATGCCAGCTTTGCTCATTTCGTCTCACCCACAATCAAAGTAGCGTTTTGAAGTGGGACACGGTCAGTATTGAGGGCATAATGAGTCGCTTCATCGTCAATCGTTAAATAGCTCCAATTGACGGTGACTGGCTCAACTAATCGGATCACCTTTGCCTTTTGAGCGTAGTTTCCGAATAGCTGAACGCTCTTGTCTGTTCCCATGTCGGTGACACTGGCAACTGCAGTTGCCACCTTTTTCACATCACCGTATTGATGTGTTTGCGGATCATATTCTTCATCATCAAGCCAGAATGTAACCTCATGATCTAACCGCATATGATCACCTCTTTGGATAGCCAGAAATGAAGCTGACGGTGCCAAGAGACTTAGCATTCTTCCCGTTGGCTTCTTTCCAGTCGTTGATGTCATCAGCGAAATCATCGAAGTCGTTAGACTTGAACGTGAACGACTGGCCTTCTTGCTCATAAGACGTCATGCCTTCGTTCTTACGCCTGTTGTAGCGTCTGACGCATACTTCTAGGGCAATGTAGGCCAACTCACTAGGAAAGGCCTCATCCGTTCGCAAACCGAGCTTAAATCGTAAGGCTTGTGTGGTATTTTTGATGATGAGATTAAGCGCACCATCTTGTGCGTCAGTTTTGATTTCCATCATCGTCTTCAAATCCGCAAGTGTTACTGGATCAGCATCAGCCATGTCATGCCTCCTTTCCGCCGCCCTGCTTTCGCAGCACTGTGATTTTCATAAGCGACGGGTTAATAACTATTATGCTGCGCTAACGGTAACTGCTACCGTAGCAGTGAATGATCCACTTGTTGCGGTAATTGTTGCAGAACCAACCGCTACCGCTGTAATAGTCCCATCAGCAGCGACTGTGGCAACACCAGTGTCGCTAGATGCGAACTTGGTAGCACTGATAACAGCACTCGCGTTCACTGCATCCACAGGATCAGCGGATACAGTAATTTGCTTGGTAGCGCCGACTTTTAGGGATGCCGTTTTCTGACTAAGCGTAATCCCTGTTGCCGGCGCTAAGCTTTTGGGGTATTGATACCGGCAACAACAAACTTATTGTCGATCGTGAAGCGATAGTCAACGATACCAATGTTTCGAGGATCACCAACCAAATCGTACATAGATGTTGCAGAAGCGTTGATTGCGCTGTAGCCAAGACCAGCAACCTTAGTAACGTCGGTGAATGACGTACCCGCAATTTGCATTGCAAGAGTGCGGCGGTTGATAACCGCAGTCTGGCCACCATTGCCAAGACTGTCGCGCTTGACCTCATAGCTGTTTTCTGGATTAGCCAAGCCATAAGAAACAGCACCGTTAGCAATGATGAACGCGTCCGTGGTACCATCTGCTGCAACTGGCAGTGCATCGTCTTCAACAATCTCAATGCCGTTGTAGTAGCTGATTGGCGTACCACCGTTTGATGGCTGAATGGTATCAATCAGGTTCTGATCACGCATTGCACCAACAGCGGCAGAATTGAGCACAATCTTCGTCAGTTGAGGGCTGGCAACGTCACCCATGCGAGACAATGCGGCAATAAAGTCACCAGCAGCCAAAGGAGCAGGCGTGTCCATACCATATGACTTAACAGCCTGCAAATCCGCATTGAGGAATGCGTTCTTCAAGACTGCAATCAGAAGCTTGTTGTCTTGGATGTTCCAGAAGGATGCGAATTGCCCCGCGATTTGTTCCGCAACCGGAGCGCCGGTAGAAAGTTGACCAAAGTCTGTGTATCCAAAAGCTTTTGCTTGGTACATCTGTGGAGCAATGGCGCTGTAGCTGTCAACGTTGCCGACAGTAATGTCGCTAGTGTCGTTCCACGTCTGAGCTTCCCCGCTAAGACTGTGCAGGGTAGGAATAGTTACATAAGTCCCGCCCTTGAGCAATTGTGCTTGAATAATTGGGTCGGTAGTGAGAATGCCGCTAGAGAGCAGACGGTTAGTAGCAGTTTGCTGTTCCAAGACATAATCCGCGAATACTTTAGGTTCGACCAAATTCAATTTGGCTGTTGCACCACTAAATTCTGGCATATTTGTTTACCTCTTTCATTTTGTTAGTAATTTCTTGTACATCTCTGGGTCTTCTCGTTCCAATTTGCTGCGCTCTAACAAATCCATATCCTTAAGGCTTTTCGTCTTTCGGTTGGAGGACGGGTCCAATGGTGTACTACCTTTCAGCAGTTCTTGACGGACACGCTCTGCTACAGCTTGGTCGTGCGCAATGAGCCACTTAACATTCGCCTCAGTAGATTCTGCCTCTGGCGTTACAACGTGCTGCAAATCGTCCTCAGTGACTGTCAGCTTGGCATCTTCAAACATCGATCGAGCCTGTTTGCCCATCTCGTAGGTGGCAAGCTGTGACTTGAGTTCGTCTCGCTCTTTTTGAGCCTTTTCTAGCTCATAGTCTTTCTTCTGGTCGGCATTCATCTTGGCCAGCTTTGCAGCTTCGTCAACGGCAGCTTGCTTTTCCTTCTCGGCACGAGCAAGACGCTTCTTGACGATTTCATTGACCTGTTCATCGGTGTAGACGTGCTTACCATCAGGATCAGGGTCAGCCGGTTCTCCTTGCTTCTTATCTTCAAGAGGATCTACCGGATCACCATCTTTTGGCTTAGGCGGATCGACTGGATTTTTCGGATCGCCTTGAGGTTTATCTTCAGCGAAAAATTGCAAATTCATAGGCATTAAAATCTTGGGAATCATGCTAAGAACTCCTTCCACAGCTTTTTAGACGGATCAGGCTTGCGTCTTAATTTACCGGAGCTTTTAGAGTCGATCACGCTTGGACTTGATGGTATAAAAATAGCCGCTAGCTGCGGCTTACAAATAAGTTTCATATTTTGGCTAGATTGAATATCCTTTGTCAATGTCGTCTATACCATGCACATTGGCAGCAAGCTTAATGACAACTTTGGTAAGATCGCCGACCTTTGAATCGATGTTCATATCAATGAGTCCTTTAATACGTTTGCCGTTAAGATATGGGCCATCATCTCTTAGCTCAAGAGTGCTTATATGTGACGCGTTACCAGATGGTGCTTTATTGTAACCGGTGGAGGACATTGCCAAATGATTAGCAAGTGTCGCATTGTCGATTATCATCAATTCGCCGTTGACATATAAATTGCCATTCTGGATAGTCACATTGTCATCGCATCGGTTATATGCATTCAGGATAAGCGCTCCTAGCTGATAATCTTTGATGCTATTAGCCTCTGCTGCCAAATCAATCAGGCGCTTTTTAATGCTTTCACGCGTTTTCAAACCTTCTGATTTCATGATAGTACCTCCTTGATCAGCTCTGAGTTCTGCTTGGCCAACATGCGAATCGCATGTGCTAATCCGTCAACCATTGCCTCATCATTGTTTTGCTGGTCGAACCCTCGCTCTTGCAGGATTGCGTGGATAATCTCATGTACTAAAGTGATTTTGGCCTCATCCTCAGCCATACCTTCACATATACGGATACTAGCTTGCTTATAACGCGTATCGCCCCAGTACTCGCCTTTTAAGTCTTCGCTACTTAGCTGAAGCTCTTTGTGACTGACCTCCTCAACCTTGTACTCGATATCATCAATCAATACTTTTTCTGGTAGCTTCATTGTTTCCTCCTAATCATCATCTGGCGCATATGCCGCAATGGAACATCGGCAGTTGGGGTGAACTGGAATATCTGGCACATCGTCTACACGATAAATGCCTCTACCAGTTCTGCCACCTTCTGAAATCTCCTTGCACACATCACACGCGCTTGGTTCAGCCACCCATTTGCAATAGTCATAGCCGAACTTATTGAAGCTATCTAATTGCGCCTGTGTTTGAATCCGAGCTGACTCAGTACGTGCAATTCGTTCTGTCACATAGCGGTGATTGTTCACCGTTTCTGCCACTTGACCGCGTAACTTGCGAGCAATCTTTAGTGGGCTCTGTCCTTGAATGGTGGCGGATGTCAGCAGTTCATCCAGTTCAGCCTTTAGAATGTCTTGGTTGATCCAAATGCGTTGTGAGAAGGTGTAATCTCCCTCTCGTTTGGAGAGCAACTTGGCTAAATCAGTGTACCCACCCTTAGATACCGTCTCTCCAAGTATTCCGGCTTGCCGTTTGATCTCGGATTGATAATCATCGCTCAATTTTGAGATTAGATCAGCGTTCACTTTCATGTGTGCATCAAGCATTTCTTGACCAATCTTACTCTTGAGCATTTCTAAGCGATTAATGCGCATGGTAGCGTTGTATAGCTTGAGACGATCATTGACATCCTTGCTAAAGTCGGAATATTTGAGCGGTTCGCCGTTGTACATCTTTCTAGCATCATCAACAATCGACTTTGCTTCCGCTTGATAAGCTTTAATATCGGTAGCCATCACTGCTTGACGCGTACCGGCCATACTGTCGTTGCTATATGCGGCATACTTGGCAAGCTCTGAATCAATATCCTTTTGAATGTTGGTTAAAGCTTTGTCAAAATATTCCTGAATTCTGGCATTGAACGCCTCGTCATTCTTAAGGTTCTCGACAATCCATTTCCGTTCAGCGGCCGTTCGCTTATTCCAGTAGGCAGAATTACTCGCTATCTGTTGCTGAGTCGTTGTTGTCATCATTGCCACCACCATTCAGAAATTTCTGGAAGTCTGTGTTTGACAGGCTGTTAGTAGCAGCGTCTTTTGCTTTCTGGGCGATCTCATCAGCGATGCGTTTCATTTCGGCCTTGGGATCATCGACAAATGATAAGGTGCTAAGCATAGTCTGATCTGATACTAGGCCTTTGAGTTTAGAAGCTGCGTCTGCTTCGTCAGTAATGTTCTCCGGAAGATTTCGCGTGAATGTGAAGTTAAGCTTTTGCCAGTCATCAGATTTACTTTCTGGAAGGATTGTCCCAACACTGAATGCAATCTTGTACAGCTCCCGGAGTGACTGTGTGAACTTACGATCTTGATTGGCCGCTAGGTTCCTCATTGGTAGCAATTTGTACTGTAATGCAACGCCAGAACTATTACCGCTGAATGCTTCGTCGTTCAGATTTGCGACCATGCTAATCTGATAGATCATGCTGATGAGACGGTCAATGAGGTGTTCTTGAATGGCATCACCATCAGGTTTGGTCAGAAATTCAGCTACGCCTTGAGCAGAATCAGCGTCTGGAGCATAGATGATTTGGTTGCCATTAAGATCGAGTTTGGGGTTACCGTCATCGTCCTCATCGAGTTTCAGACCTTTTAGAACCAAGTACGCATTGTCAAAATACTCATTCTGATTCGCCTTCTGGCTTAGCACCTTGTCTAAAGCATTGATGAGCGTTTCAACGTTCTCAAAGATGCCTTGTCGCTCGGTGTTCATGAAGAACTCAACTGCTGGTACTTCGTTAAATGGGTTAAATCCGTCTGTCCCTTCAAGACGTGTCATATCAAGAGCGTATATGCCGTCTTTCAGATACACCTTGCCAGTTAAATTGTTGTCTTCATCATGCCAATACATGACAAATGCAACGGCTTTATGTGCTACCGTGTCATCATAGATGAGGAATGAATTGATAGGTGAACTGTATGCAATACACGTCTTGCTGTTCTCGTCTTGGTACAAAAAAGCAAGCGCCCGTCCGTAAATGGATGCTTGCTTGCTGATCTCGCTTAATTTGTCCTGAACGCTGTTTGTGTCGTTCCACTCTTGCAACACGGTGTTGTCCTGTGTGTTATCGAGCGTGATCTTCGGTGGAATGCCAATGTAAAACCCATTGTAGGTATCCACGATATAATGAGCCAAGTTCCCAACAAGACGATTGTCTGGCCCGTGGTCCTTTTTCGCATCATCAATAATCTGGTGCTGACCGAGGTACATTTTCTTTGCTGGAAGGTACTTGTTTTGAGCTAGATCATCATTGGCAGTAATAAACGCATTGATGTCATCGCCAGTTAGCTCTTCATCAGTCGGGAAAATAAACACATCTCCGTCTGTGATTGAGCCTTTCCCTTGAACTGTTAATATGATGGCCACCTCCTTAGAAGTATTTGCTTGTGTTCTTGAACGTATGAGCTGCATTTCTCCGTTTGATTACCTGCATGACAAAATACCTCATGGCGTCCATTGCGTGGTCATGTGCCTTGACCACTTTGTCTTCACCCTTTTGACTGGCCTTGTCATCCCACACATAAGAAGCGAACTCTTTGAACAGATTAGTTAGCCCAGGTGTGAACTTGATCTCACCAGAGTTCATAGCTGTTTGCGTTTCTCTAATGCCGTTTAGCACATCGTTATCAGCTTTAATAACCCGATACCGGCGTTCTCTCAGTTTGGCAATAAATGAAGCCGCTGATGGATCAACAATCACTTCACAGCGTATGTCACCGACAAATTGGCTGAAATCCCGAGCGTATTCATCATCTGTCTTCTGTCTGCTGCTATGCCGTCCATCGTAGTAATACTCTTTGAGGCAATACCAAACAGACCCACATTTACCCCAAAGTAAGAAAACTGTGGGGTTCTGTGTGCCATAGTCCACACTGACATAGTATCGGCTTGGTTGCTGGTTCGGATTGCTGACCATCTCGTCTTTATTGAAGTTGTCGTAGACAATTCCATCAGCCAGAACCCATTGTCCCAGAATATATCGCTGGTAAAACACTCCTGAGTACATATGTTCGTACCTGTCAATAACTTCATCACTCAGGCTTGGGTTGTCCGTCATCACAAAGTGGAGACGCAATGCGCGTTTATCGTCTGCTTGATCAATCCAATCAATCTTGAACCAGTGATATGGGCCCTCTGGGTTCATATTGAACCAGTATTTGCCGCCAGTAACGGAAACACGCGCTGTCGCTTGATTGACAAACGACTGTGGCATGAGAGCTGCTTCATCAAAGAACATTCCGGCAAGTGTGATCCCTTGAATCAGATCTTGGCTGCTTTCATCTTTACCACCGAATAAGTAGTAAAGATTGGTTCTTCCATCAAGGCTGATTTCAAGCATGTTTTCTGAACGCCGATCCACAACTGAAAATCCCACTTGTTGCAATGTTTGTTTGAGTGGCCTAATCACATTTCGGCGTAATGATCCAATGGTTTTGCCGGCAATGCCAAATTGCTCGCGGTCAAACACAATCATGCTCCACAGAACATAGCTGATCGACATCGCAAACGTCTTTCCGGAACGCACAGCACCATCAGCAATGATTGTCTGCTTGTCTGGATAGCGGCGCCACCAGTTGATGATGTCTAACTGTTTCCCTTTGAATTGATCAATCGGAGTTGTCATTGACATCGCCACCCTTTGGGATACTCTCATCAATTGCTGCCAAAAGCTTGTTCAGTCCTCCATATTGGCCTTCTGGAGTGCGGTAAGCGCTAGCTTTTGCTTCCATGATGTCAGCCTCAGCTTTGGACTTGCGAACATCGGCCTTAGTTTTCTCAATATCAGTAATAATCTTCGTTAGCTGAGCATTGAGCAGCTCATCATTACTAGGGTAACGCTTTAACAATTCGCGTCCTGCTGCCATGCGGTCTTTGATGCTTGGCTCGTTTTCAACAGCATCTGCACCGTCTGGAGTGCTAACTATAATTGTCTCTTTTGCCTCTCCACGGAGAACGGTAGTGAAGTATTGAAGCACCTCAGCAGCCTTGGCAATCTTGTCAGATTCGAGGCGTTTCATACGTTCATCGATGGCAGCTTTAATGTTAGGTTTTGTTAGGTTTTCTGCGCCAACAAATCTAGCCGTTCTTTTGCTGTATCCTGCTTCTAGTGCCGCTCTAGTGGCATTGCTATCAGCAATATAAGAGTCAACGAACTTCTTCTGTTTTGCTGTCAGTCGCATTACATATCACCACACCTCCCACGTTTGTACGAGCTATTAGTCTTCCGTGTATTGTTTGATCTTGTCAACCTGAAAGTCGCACCATTCGTCATGTGTGCCGTCTGCTTTGTAGATTGTTACGACTGGCATTGAACGATAGCCTAGCTTGCGAAATCGCTCGTAGTCGTCCGCGTCTGCTGTGATGGTTTGCACTGGCATGACTCGTGATAGCTTATATACTGTGCGTCGACACTTTTGGCAGTGTGGCTTTGTGTAGATGATTGCTTGCATGTGTTTCTCTTCTCTCGATAGTTTCTCAATGATTGCTTGCTCTGTGTGGCTTACATATCCGTATTCAACTCGCTTCATCGCATTAATTGAGTTCATAAGTACACCTCAATCGCGTGTCGTCGTAAACGAACGCATACAGCAGATGTTTACCTGTGGTGAAGCCATTCTTAATCTCATAGGGATCATTTGGCTTTGCTGTTCCAAGCTGGCGCCACATAATGCCACGATCATCTTTAAACCGCTCGCTATGATAGTGGCCTGAGTGAAGTTCGTATGTTTTTGCCATATTGAATATCTTTTTGTACTCAAATGGAAAAAGCCCTGTCAGCTTGTCCTTGGCTACATCTCCGTGTGCGAGCATAATGCCAACATGCCCTAGCAAGTATGCACAGCGCCAGTCGGTTGCCGGATTACTATCATTGAGATCAACGTGTACTTGTGGATAGCGATCTATCAGTGCATAAAGAAAAGCGTATTCGAGATCACCTGAATGGTTACCGAACACGCTCTTGATTGAGACGCGATTGCTATATTCAATTGCCAGCGGAATAATCTGATCAAACAACTTCACAGCATCATGGAATGCCTGACGCATGTTTGCGTGATCTAGTTGTGTTCCTCTAACCGTTTGTGTTGCATGAATCTGATCACTATGGAACAGATCTCCCAATTGCTCGATCACAATCTCGTTGTAGCCGTCCATGATGATCTCTCTAAGTTGACTCACCATGTCTTTTAGATCGGCGAATGTTGTCCAGCCAAAATGCAGGTCAGGCAATGGGATGACTAAGTTGCGATCGCCCGATTTCTTCATGCCGTAATTGACCGGAATGATTTTGTCGTTGAACGCTTCAGCCATTTCACTTATCGATAAGCCTTGTTTCGGCTTTACGCGAATATGAATGCTGTACTGCGGAACTGTGCCGTCTTCGGTACTATGCTGCTCATACACTTTGTAGTCGCCTAAGACCATCTCGAACTTATCAGGATCGTATCCACACAACTCCATCAAAGTTCGTGGGTCTTTATTTGGCTCATGCTTGAGTCTCATTAAGGCCGTGACTGTTTGGCTACCATCAGCATTAAGAGCGACTTTTCTGTCAGCGGATGGCGTCTCCCTATTTGTGCCGTCTGAATCGTATTCATTCTTGACCGGTTTTTGGAACTCGATACCAAGCCGTCTTGCTTTTCCCTGCAACGCATCATAGCTAATCCCGAGTTTGTCTGCCGCCTCGCGTCTGGTAAAGCCTTCGGAGGCGAGCTTCCTAATGTCACCGATTTGTTCATCTGTCCATTGCATCTACTCGCCTCCTGAAATATAATAATTGTGAGCCACATGCAATCATGTGCTGCTCTTTTCATTTTTATTCCTCAGGCTCTCGGACTCGTCCCCGAGAGCTTTTTTGTTGCCTTAAAAATTTGAGTGAGATAAAATGAGTTTGTTCCAACAATATACTCATTTTCACTCCTCGGTACTACCCCACTCCTTAGCTCTCGGCCCCCAACCGAGAGCTTTTTTATGTGCCTATTATAAGTATTGTGTTACAATGACTTAGTGAGTTCATTCTCATACTCCAAAGTGATTGGCCTTCGTTTTCTCAGAGCGAGGGCTTTTTTGTTGCACAAAAATAGCACCTCACCTTTGCGAAGTGCTTGTGTAAATAAAAAGACGCCGAAGCGTCTATCGTTTGCGTTCATTCCAATAAAGGAAACCAATAAGTAATATCAGAAGAATAACGACAATCAGAAGCAAGTGCAGATTATTTGAGTCTGCGGTAGTTAAGGTGGTCATCAATTCCCGTCTCCTTTTTTATGGTCCTACTTATTTTCTTGTATTTCTTCTCGTTTTCGCCATAGTCCTTGAACTTAATCTGTAGTAAGTCCATAGGCAGCGCCTTTTCACCAGTATAGTCAGCTCTCAAGCTCGCTACGATGTATGAAATGCATACTAACGTTCCATCAGAATCAATATCACCTGCATAAGTTTTCTGCATATAAATTGAAAGCAACTTAACGGTTCTGGCAGAACTAAATTCCACAATAAAAGCCATTCGCTTATTCAACAAATTTATATGTTCTTGATCAATAGGCGCATCTTCATCGCCTGACATCTCATGAGCTTTTTTCTCAGGATCGATCAAGAATTCATTCCACCAGTCTAAGTTTTCCTTTATGTATTGACCGTTTGCATCACGATAGTAGCTATCAATCTGAAGTTGCTGGGCAGCATCCGCGGTGCGATCATCATGCACCCTGTTCCTATAAATATCGGGACTTTTATAAAGCCATACCAAAATTAAAACCAATAATACTATAAGTAACGCGGTATTCCAGTCGAAATTTTTTGATACCCAGATGGCTAAAACCTCTAAAATGTTATCCATTTATATCACCTCAAAAAAATAGTACCCCAGCATGAACTGGAATACTACATTGAGGTGAGTGTAGACGGCAGGGCTTGAACCTGCACCCACGCAATTATAAGTTGCGCGCTCTACCGATTGAGCTACATCTACGTAAGCGAGCAGACGGAGTTGCACCGCCCGTTTCAGCGTTGCTTAAACGGTTTCAATGCCTTCCCTTGTCTTCTGATCGCATAATTGATGGCCGAGACCTAAACTAGCGCCATCATGAGCACGTCTGCTTCGCGTTCCAGTATTTGCCGTTTGTATCGACAATGCAACTGGCAGGAGTCGAACCTACCCGCCGGAACGTCTTCCGGGTTCCCACTAGCCGGAGCTTCAGTTGCTGCTCGCTCGCCCAGTGTCAGATGGGGTCATCGCAAGCTGTGTCCGGTCGCTAAACTGGACAATGTGGCATGCGGGAATCGAACCCGCCTGACTATCTCAGCCAGTCCATTTGCCACGCCTTGCCACAGCTTTATCATCACTGAGGCTCGGAGGAAAAACGCGGTGTCTCAGGTTTCTCACCTTTGGCACAATAACATAATAAGGCAGAAAAGCGTGTTTTTTGTTGCATCATTGTTGCACGGATGTTGCATCTAGTTTCACTAGCGGACATATTTCAGCAAAAGCATAGAGAGCTTCTTGTGTTTGTCGCCAAAGGGTCGTTCGGTCAACATGCAAGTGAGCGGCTAACTGAAGGCTGGATTTACGTGTCGTCTTTGGAGTCAGATAGCTCTCAACTAAAATGATCCGGTAGTCTTCATTCTCTATAGATTCGATAGCGCCTTCACAGCACGCTATATAGTACAGCTCGTCAGCGTGCGATACGAGCTTTTCCTCGGCTTTGTTTCCATAGCTAGGTGACTTGGGCATGCCGTCCATCACGGGGCTTCTGAGCGCTATTTTGGTGCGTTGAGCGAGCCGCTTATGATGCCAGTAGTTCCCCAAGACCTCTTTGGCGTTTTCAATTGTTTTATCATGATCAATTGGGCTAAAATATCTCGTTGCTCGCACCACTGCGTCCACTCCTTATGGTATAATTAAATTTGTAAAAGTTTGGGGAAACGGCGTGCCGTAATGGTGCGCTTTTTTTGATGCTTTTAAATGTACTTTCAACATGTGCGTTTGCTATACTGATTAAGGAGGCAGCCTCTATTGTGGCGAAATTCATTACTTACATCTCTTAGCTTAATCTGCCTCCGGCGCGTCCTTCATCAGACGCGCTTTTTGTTTACCTGAACTGGAAGGCAGCAAGCCATTGTTCAATCGTTGCAGCGGCCGCATTGAAGACTGGATAAAGTGATTTTGCGAATTCGTCCATTGTTCGCTCATGTTTCCTGCGTTCATACCTAATGCGCGCTCGCATGACTGCTCGATGCCGATCATTCATTTCATTTTCCTCTTCTCCAGTTAGCCCACACCCATATTGAAGCACCTGAGATTAGCAGCATGACGGCAATCATTGCTTTGCTTCCAGCATGCGTCCGCACATCGGACAACTGATGTTGCAAATCGGACAAGCTAGATTGTGAATCGTTGATCTTAGCCGTCAGCTTGTCGATATTGTTTTTGGTCTCCACGATGTTCTGGTGACCTTGCCAAACATTGTCGGCAATGGTGGTTGCACCGGCCCCAAACATAAGTCCTGCTAAAACAGTTACTGTAAATGTCAATTTTTTATTCATGATTTTTTCTCCTTAATCGATCTCTTCGACTTCAACTCTCGGATTAGCTTTGTCAATAAAGAACCGATCTCGCAGTTCTACAATGTGATCCCAGTTGTCGTTTTCTAAAAATTCAGCCTTTTGCATGCCGTCAAAGATAAACTTGTGCTGAAACGCGATGTTGTCCGGGTCTGTTCGCTTGTCATACCAGTACCAGTCGAAACTTAGGGGTTTTCCCCACTGAAATTTCACGCCCTGATTCATCGCTTTTCTAACAGCCAACATTACCGTTTCAGTTGCTTGTTTCTTGACTTTTGCTCCGCCGAACATATTGCCTCGTTCAATTTTGATGTACTGGTTAAGAGTCATGAGGGGCAAAGGAATAATGATCCTGTTCATGCTGGCTTCACGTCCTTCAGATAGTATTGACGTTGCTTGCCGTCAACCATCTCAACCGTTGTGATTAGCTCTTTGGGTGCCTTGCCGTCAACCATCTCAACCGTTGTGATTAGCTCTTTGGGTGCCTTGCCATCAAAAGCAACTGGCTTGTTGATGTCTTGACGTTCACCTCTGGCGTTGTATCGCTCGATTCTGATGATTCGTGCCACACCGCCAAGATCACGCACGCCCATGAATACTCGATCAGGAACCATAACCAGATCACCGACCATCATTTTTGTTTTAATTGCTTGCATTTGAAGATTCCTCCTGTAGTTTCTTGCATTCTCACTCGCTAAATTGCTAACGACTCGCAATCTCTTCATGCCCGTTGTTGCGGCGCGGTAACTTGATCTCAAACTCACTTGCCACTCGCTTAACGAACGTTGTTGACTTCCCGATCCGTTTTGCAACCTCTGTTAGTGTTTTGCTCTTGCTTGCCGCCTCAGAAACTTGTACTGCATACTTCTTACGGTTAGCTTCCCCGCGTTTATTTACAGCCTTGATGCTGCTGATCAGTGCGACTGAAGGCATATCTCGATTATCAACACCGGCTACCGCACGTTTCTCGACAATCGCTTTCTTTGATACAACGATCAGGTTATTGAACGCTTGCTTTTCGATTTTTGAGAATGCTTCGCTTTCAGAAATATCTAGCTTAACTGCGTTTTTGTATCGCTTTTGCAATTCAGCTTTGAAGTCGCGCCACACTTTGTCGCCCTGCTCGTATAAACGCACTGTTACTTGTGTCATAATTCTGCCTCCTGCTTAATTAATGGCGTTTCTGAAAAGTCCAGTGTTGCGAAGTGCTTAGCTAGTTTAATTAACTTAAGCAAGTTGCCCGAAACTTCGCCGTTAGCATATATGCTATCTGACGCTTCATGAATCATGCGTGTATTTGCCTGAACAATGCTCTCAACAAGCACGACGATGTCTTGCCACTGTGCTTCAGTAACGTTTAGGAAACCACTGTCATAATCGCGTTCGATGTCCGCTACTGTTTGATTCAAGGCCGTTTCGTAGGCCCACAAACGTTCATCCAAGCGTTGCAAATATCTATTCGTCATTTCTTCGACTCTCACTTTTGTTTTCCCCTTACGTCTTTCAAATCTTCAAAGTTGAGTGTGCAGTCTTTTGATTTTGGAATGAGGCGGCTAATGAGTTTGCTGTTGTACATGTGCTCAAGCTCACTCAGCTCGTTGTTCGTTGTGATGATTGTTGATAGACGAGGACTGTTGCTCTCAAAATCAAGGCGGGCATTTGCAACGCGATACATCAGCTCTTGCATGTCACGTCTCACTGGCTTGATGTCGAGTTTCATACCGCCTTCTGTGCCGAAGTCGTCCAACAACAGCACGCCAGCCTCTTTCATTGCCCGCTCAATGCCTGCTAAACGCAGGCGAACGTCTGGTGCATCGTATTGCAAGCCCATCAGGTTACTCAGCTCTGCTGTTGAAATAAACAGTCCCGACTGGCCTTGATCGCGCAATCTGGTTAGCATTGCTAAGGCCAAGGACGTTTTACCCGTCCCACGCGGTCCAAACAGAACCACGTTCTTAGGCACTTCCGTCATTTGCTTGGTCAGCTTGTATGCACGATTCCCCAGATTCCTAGAGTTTTGCTGATCCGTCTGCATTTCAGGCTGCCATTTGTCGAACGTAAACTTAGCTGGAACGTCACCCGGGAAGACTGAGTAGCGATAAATTGCACGTGCCTTTTTACGGTTCAAAGCGGCCATAGAGCGTTCGTAGAAGCGGTGTTCGATCTCGGCCTGAGTTGGCAGCGTATTAACGTCAATTCCACGCTTCTCAATGATTCTTTGCACGTCCGCATGTGTGAATAGTCCTTTAGTCGACTCCATATCCCCAGTTCTCCTTTTTCGGTTCGGTGTGCGGCGTTCGGTTTGACTGGCGTTCACTATCGTTTGCTTCGACAGCAGCAACCGTGAGAAGACGCTTGCTCTCCCAGTTTTTCAAGATGCCATTGACGTACTTGTAGTTTCTGACATTGCTTTCAACCGCAGTCCGCAGCGCATTTAGAACTAGCTTCTCAGGTTCAGGTGATCCTGCTTTTCGCATGTCATCAACCCAATCAACAAGGCTTTCTCTGGTGAACGGTGACAGTTGTCCAAACCCGTTTCCTTCCCAGAAATTGCAAATATCAAGAATTGATGATGACGACGATGACGGTTCTTCAGCAGGCCTCTCCGCTGCCTTTACTGGAGCAGTAGTCTGTTGTCGTTTAGTTTTGTCTAGTTTAGTCTCGTCTTGTTTAGTGTATGTGCTACTGTGTTGCCTACTAGGTTGTAAACTACCTTGTAAACTGTGTTGCCTACTAGGTTGCCTACTGTGTTGCCTACTATTTGACACACTGTCATCAGCTTGACTACCAGGTTGCCTATTATATGACGCACTAAGTTTTCGTGAAATATCGATGACTGAGTAGGTCGTTGCCTTAACACCGTTAGTTTGAAAATCTATCAGCCCTGACTGTTTTAGCGCGTTACGGGCTTTGACGATGCCCTGACGGCTTAAACCAGTCAACGTTTCAAGTGTTCGATTCGGCATATTGAATTCGCTTGGCCAGCCTAGCTGGTTACATTGGTAAACCAGCCCATGCCATAATGCTATCTGTCCTGTGCTTAGCGGATTAACGCTTTGCTGAATGTAGAACTCTCGAATTAGCTTGAATAAATCCATGCGGTGAGTCACCTCCTACTCGACTAGCTCATCCATGCTGATAATTGTGGCGACTCGTTTAGTTGCCTTGCAGTAATCACAGGCCTCACAGCGATGTGGCCGCACCTGACCGGATTTAACCGCCTCAATGCGTTCTGTGCTGTCCTGGATCTCTTCCAGTGCCTCGTCCATACGGTACTGTGGTACTTCGATGACGGCATGGTCGGGCACGTCTTCCTTAGTCACGGCAATGATGAATGCTCTTGGTCGCGTTCCGTAATTTTGGTAAATCAGCTCCTGATAAACCGCCATCTGAAGCTGATAGTTATAGGCATCAACGAAACTGGTTGGTTGACGTTCTCCTGGTTTCCAATACTTCTTGTGAAGCGACTGTGTGGTCTTTAGATCCAAAAAGAATGACTTTGTAGAGTCGAAGCAGTCCAGCTTTCCCATCCACTCGACCCCAAACAGATCACCGGTCAGGATCTCTTCTTTTTCGCCCTGATAAAGTCGTTGAACATTCTCATCAGCTTCAAGCGTGGCAATCATCGCATCAGCTTGTTTATACGGGGCTTTCAGTTGTCCTTTTGATGATCCACGAGTTGAGAACATCTCTGGGTGTCCTTTGATAAAAGACTCATGAGCTTGCTTGGATTCAAAATAGCTGTGTAGATAGTTTCCAACCAGCAAGGCAGTCGGATCACCTCTTGGTGTCCATTTACCTTGCAACTCGGCCATCGCTTCTGCTTCGCATGTCAGAAACTTCTTAAACCAGGTAGCAGACTGATATTTGAAACTGGTATCCAGCGAGTAATAATTATCCTTGTTGACCGTCAAAGATTTCTGGTTGTTTTCCTGCATTTGGATCGTGGGTAATGTCTGGCTTAAGAGCATCTGGCTTCACCTCCGATTTTGTGACGGGTTCAGCGGGAGCGTTAAGTGCATCCTCGATCGAGTTAGGATCTTCGGGGGTAACATCCTTCAGTTCTGGATCAGCTTCGACTGGTTTTTCATCGGCACTGACCGCGCTTTGCATGTCGGTTGTCATTGGACCCCACTTAGTCAGCAGCGATTTGATTACCGTCTTCAGGGCCATAGCCTCGTAGTTATCTTTCCAAACGCCCTTGGGCTCCGTGCCACCACCAGATTTGCTGAAACGCTTGCGATGATCATCGACTTGCTGATATGTCCAATAGACCATCTTTTCAAAACCGTTAGTCAGTTTGAACGATGCGGCATAGCCAACCGGTTTTTCGCTTGCTTCGCGATCGTGGAAGTTCGGCGTGTACTCAAGTTCCTCTGTTAGTGGGTTCCAGCTCTTGAACTCATCTTCATAGATCGGAAGCGCTGTCAGGCGCTTGTAACGGCCCGAGCGTTGAGCAAGCTGGATATAGCCCTTGTACCCAATCTGTGGCTGCGCCTGGTTCTTGTATGGAACGATGTAGACAAAGCCCAAGCTCGGATTAACCGGAAGATCGAGCGTTGCTGCTACCATGGCCGAGTTGATAACACTTAACTGATCAACTCTGGCTAAGCTTGGATTAAGGCTTACCGCGCTGGCAATTGATGACAGAAACTGTGGTGCCCGTTTGTCCAGAACCGCCGCAAACTTGTTTCGAATAGCCTGTGTCTCAATTAGTTGCTTAACCGGCATTTTTGTTAGGTCATATTGTATCGTCATATGCTGTTCCTCCTATTTCCATTCCTGAAATCCTTGATTCTTCATGAAATCGATAATGTCTAAGCTGTCATCGCCGAAGAAAATCTCAACCAGTTCTGCTTTTGGATACGTAGAACTAGCAGCGTCTTTTAAGAATCGCTCAGGGCCGTGAATGTTGATCCAATCTTTCAAGTATTCCTTCGCCTTGTCTTTGTTAAAGGCGCCCTCATAACGCGATGTAGCACAGCTTTGATAGAGCCAAGGTTTCTTTGTATCAACTTCATATTCATCGGCGGTGGCCAAGAACTCCTCCGCTTGCTCGATATCCATATCTTTGGGCAAGACGGCACCGTGATAGGATTCCCAATCAGCAATGGCTTTATCTTCAAGCGCTTCTCGTCGTTGATACTCGTTCAGAACCGCTGTGTTGTAATCAAGCATGGTCATCGACCGCCTTCCGTGATAAAATGAAGTCATAATAATATCTGCTCGGTTTCTGATTTCCCGTAGTAGGAGCTACGGGATTTTTTTGTGCTCTTTTTATCGTGTCCATTGTTTCCAACCTCCTACTGCTGTGGCGCCAATCATGATGCCAGCCATAGCTACAAGAAGATATTTCCAAAAGGCCGATGATGGGTCGAACAGCATCGACATGATTGCTTCTAGCATTTGTTAGGCCTCCTATTGTCGTGCAAACCAACGCTCCATCTTCTCAGGATCAACTCGCTGTGTTTTACCTGGCCCAACGAATGGAGCGCCACGTTTCTTCCAACGGCTCACTGTCGCAGCAGAAACCTGATAGTGTGCCATGACATCTTTTGGCGTCCAATAAACTTTGGGCTTAAAGGGCTTGCGTGTCCTTTGCGGCTTAGTGGGATCGATCAGTGTGAATCCTTGTTCCATGCCTGCTCTTCCTTCCTCATATAATGAAGTTTCTGATAATGTGGGAGCCTTTCGCTGAAAAGATCCATAATTGAGATGCCTAGCATTTCACAAATGGCATTCAGCTCGGTTAGATCTGCGACTGTGCTATCCAATTTTTCGAATGCGTATGCTTTCAAGTTTTTAGCGTCATCACGTGTAAAGTTGGGATCATTAGCAATACCCTCAATGTCGTGCTTGATGAAAGAAGCTTTCTCCTCGTCTTCTTCTCGTTTATCGGTGAATAAAAGCCCGCGTAAATCGTGGTATATTCCGTCACCGCTAAACAGCTTAGGGATTCCTAGAAACAAGTTAGCCATTTCATAGCTTAGTTCGCTGTCATTCATCGAATTGGCAATGTCAGTAGCTTCATTTGCTCTAATGGGAGTTCCGTGAAAATAGTTGTTGATCGTTGAGCGCCCTAATTTTGCTGCATAAGCGATCACCTTCTGTGGCGTGTTGGTTCTAGTAGCGAACCTATTCAAAGGGCTACTAATTGTTGCTTTCATACGTTCCACTTCCTTTAAAAGATGAAATATTGGTGGATATTGATTCATGCTAGATAGGGCTATGATTAACCCATAGCAAGTTGATCAGAGACGTTCCGTTGATCGTCTTGTGTTTCCCTAATCAGCATCATCGTGGCAGTTGACGGATGCCAGTTACTGATGTACTCGTCTGCCCTGTCAAAATCTCGCTTGCGGAGTTGGGGTCGTGTCTTGATACCGACGTACTCGTTCATACCGCGACTGACATCTTTGTAGAGTAGTCCACGTTGCTTCTGGGTTATCCGAAGATGATGCGTATTGATATAACTCTCAACCACGTTCCTCACCTGTCGGCTGATGTAGCTGTATTCTCCCGGAGCAATTGGGGCATTCTTTTCTAAATCAGTGACACGATTGTCAAGCTTCATGACCTTCTCGGCGCTCCTATTGGCCACTTCCATGGTTAAAGCGAGCTTTTCCTCGGGCGTATGAGGCAGCGCTTCGAGTTGCTTGTACCGCTTCTCCACAGAGATGAAATACTGGCGGGCTTGCTTACCTTTATTCGTCCGTTGGATCATGGCAACTTCCTTTGCCATGTCTAGCGTCATGACATATTCAATGCGTGGACGCCCGCCATTTGGGGTTTTCGCCGAAAACGGCGAAAAGTCTTTACCTTCTTCAAACCCATACGAGGCCATATCTTTGAACCAGTTGGAGAAGTCTTTGCCAACTCCCAAAAAATCGTGCAGCTCGCGACCGCTTACTGCGATAGTTCCATCATCACGTGTGATGGTCTTAATTAGTTCATTCATTTTGGGGCCTCCTTAAATCAAGTAGCTGTGTGTATTCATCGAACAATTCACGTGCTTGTGGCACCTGATCGTCAGATAACGATGAAACGTTCCGAAGATCAAAATGATACCTAAGCAATGTATTGAAAGCCTCTACCAGTTTGTAGCTGCCATATGCTTCCTTCCCGAAGCGCTGTTCATATCTTTTTTGCAACTTGTCTTTGACTTCTGCCTTGAAGGACTTCGCTTCTGGATTAAGACCGCCGACTGGAGAAATTTCGGAACGTATCTCACGGCGAAAGTCATTATCAGAAAGGAGATCTTTGAATGCTGCCTTAAGTTCTTCCTTTGTCGCTTCCATTAGTTCTTCACCTCCGTCCCCATCAAATCATCAACTGTAATGTTCAGCGCCAACGCCAACTTCTTCATGTTGTCCCAAGTTGGGTCAACACCACGCTCAATTGCGCTAATAGTTGTTTGAGCAACACCGCTGAGATTCGACAGCTCGCTCTGGGACATGTGCGAGCGCTTTCGGTATAGGCGAACCAGTTCGCTTGCTTTCATAATTGCCTCCTTCCGGCTAGTAATATGTTGCTAACCTATAGCTATATATTAGCACTATATTACTAATATGCAAGCATATCGTGCTAATTTTCCAAAATATTTCGTTAACTGGGTACAATCTTCTTAGTCATATATCGTTAGGAGTGAGATCATGGATAGCCCTGAAAGCCTTCTGAGTCGTCATATTGAACAACTATTGGAAAATAAGAATCTGACAGCCAACCGACTGGCGCTAATCGCTGGAATTTCTCAGTCTTCTCTGAGCGCAATTATCAGCACACGGTCAGCCAATCCTGGCATAAACACCCTAGCAAAAGTCGCGTCTGGCCTTGGCATGTCCCTCACCGAGTTCCTCGACTTTCCTCCGTACAATCAGCGCCCTGACGGCTCATCTGCCGCTAAGCAGCGTTCTAAGTGGGAAGAACTAGGTAATGCCTTGACACCTGAGGAACGTGAACGAGTGAGGAGGATTCTTTTAAATGGAAAAGAGTGAATCAGTATTAGCCATGGAGAAAAACTTCAAGCTTGATCCGATCGATCCGACTTCAAGGCTTATCTTGTACAGATTTGTCACGCTTATTGAGCAAAGAGGACAAAGCATTAGCTCTTTCTGTACCTTGGCAAGTGTTGACCCTTTGCCAATAATCGATTTAATGACAGAAGAAAATGTCACCCGTTTTCCAATTGAGCTTCTGCCTGCGCTGTGTTCTGGCCTCGGCATCTCCGTCCGCGACTTCTTCGACTTCCCGCCTTACAACGAGGTGGAGAAATGAATGAAAATGTAAAACCTATAAAGGTGATAAAACACTCACTAGGCACTGGTACTCAGATTTCTCTTGAAATTCCATCTCTTTGTCCTTGGTGCCATGTGTCTTTTAATCCAAACATCAATGTTAAGGATCACTTTGCAGAAGGTCCCATTGATACATTCATACTTCGCTATCACTGTACCTACTGCACAAAGGAATCGATTGCAGTTATAGCCTCGGAAACTGGTAAAATTCGTCGTCAGCAAATGCTTTACCCAGAACAAAAGGGCACAGAATTTGACGAATTGCTCGCAAAACTATCTCCTAGATTCATATCTCTTTATAATTCTGCTGAACGATCTGAGCTTCGCGGAGATCTCGATCTTGCAGGCATGGGATATCGGGCAGCATTAGAGGTCCTTTTAAAGGATTCCGCACTCGACACCACAGAAGATTCGGCGTCTAAGATTGCAAAAATGAATCTCGGTCAAGCTATCAAGCAATATTACGGGGAGAATCCGTTTGGAATGGTTCCAGCGGACGTAGTTAGACTTACAGCCAACGACTTCGTACATTGGAATCGCCCTGATGATTTCAACGCTAGGCAAGCATTGGACGAAATGAAATCTTATCTGAATATCTTCATCACTATCGTTAAGATGCAACAAATGGTTAAACATCCTCCGGTTGAACGTTATAAGAAGTAGCAACCTTCTCTCCATCTAACGTGTAGTAGTAATCCACAAACTGCACTGGATCATTGGGAGTACCATCGCCAATGCGCTCAGTCACTTTTATCAACTTCACAATGTGAACTGACTGCGGATTTGTGGTCTGTAAGGTTTTCATTACTTCGATTTGTGATGGCATCTTCTTCTCCTTAAATTCTCTTCAAAGTGCTCTTTCATTGATTGACTCAAATGACATCAAAGCTCTCGGCCAGATCAGTGCAAAGATTGGTAACGATGAAACACACTATTATCGGAAACACGAATGGGATGTTAACGACCTCAAAAGTTATATTGAATCAATAGCAATCTTCATCGTGACTGATCTGAATACAATTCAAGCAACTCACAGACTTTCTTTAGATCGTGATTCAAAACCGTAGTAGCATACCGAAGGGCTTCAGATAGTTGAACCACAGAATCTGCTGATTGAGCTAACTTGGCAATTAAAAATTTTTCTTTTTCCTTCTCATTCATTACCATCTCCTCCAATCATGCTGTAGCTAGGTAATTCTTTAACTCATCTCGTGCCTTCTTTTTCTCGACTTCAATAGCCATCTGAAGCATGTCATCGTCCATGGTTTCCCAAAACGCTTTGGGCTTATCATCGCGGTAGCTCATCAGCGCTTCGATCATTTGCTGTCGATCCATGTTCCTCACCTCCTTAACTTGAAAACTGAATATTGTGTGATTGTCTCCCGCCGAATGAGATAATTGCATCGAAGGGAGGTGACAAAATGGATTACTTTGAACTTTATGAACTTGTGCTGAAAACTGTGAATACTGATCGGCCAACTGATGGATTTGCTCTAATCAAGGATCTCGAAAAACTGGAACCGGTTAAACGAACCCTTTTAGCAATGGGCAACGATCAACAAGCTCACCGAGATTTTACGAATGATACCATCGATACGCTGGAAAACTTGATCAATGACGGCTTAATCGTTTGCAGAGTTACCTCGAGCAAGATGGGCAAGCTATTTACGATTGAGCGCCTTAGCACCACTGGCCATCAATACTTGGGCGCACTTTCCAAACCATCTTTTAAGGAAAAGGTGAAGGATGCTCTTCGTGCCCAAGGTGTTCCGGTAACCATTGCCGCGATCACTAAAGCGATCACGGAGCTCATCCCGTGATTTGAAATGATAAGATCCTGCAACGAAAGTCACGGTTATTTCTCGAAGCTCATCAGTAGGAGAACCGGGATTATCAACTTTGACTTTCGTCACCCAGGGGATAAAGTGACCATTGATGCGCAGAGAATGGGGTGTCTCTACCACCCTGTTCTTTTTTGGATTCATTTGACTGCCTCCTCTCGCTGGGTGGGAATAATGTTTTTCGCGTCTTGTACTCCGGTGTTTACATCATCTGCAAAAAAAATTTGCTCAATTGTTGACCCTAAAGCGTCTGCAATCTTTTTAGCAGTAACTGATGTAGGACTTTGCTTACCTTGTTCAACCATGATGACCGTCTGCCGAGAAAGTCCACTCTTGCGTGCTAACTCGCTTTGAGATAAGTGTTTCATTTGACGATACTCATAAAGTTTGTTCATAAACACACCTCCTTTGCTTACAAGATATATAGTACACCACACATTACATATTGTAAACAACTTATTACAAAAATTTCGTAGTTTTTTTGTAACGCTAACTTTACAATTATAGATGGGAGTGATTATATGACAGAACTTGGCCAGTACCTGCGACAACTGCGTGGGAAAAGATCACTTCGTGAGGTAGCTGATCTTACTCATGGGAAATTAAGCCACAACACAATATCCCTTGCCGAACGAGGAATTAACACACGAGGAAAAGAATATTTGCCTGGCCCGGAAGTTTTACGCGAGCTTGCCAAGGCGTACAATGTTGATCCAATAAAGTTAATGAAATTAGCTGGCTATATTGAATCGACAGACAGATTGCCAAAAAATGCAATACCAATTTCTGCCGAAGTTGCTGACCAACCAGTAATGGTTTATGGAGAAATTCAAGCCGGTGTTGCCAAGTGGGCTGAACAAAATATTATCGGTCAGATAAATGTTACTAAGAGCTTTGCTAAAAGATACGGAGCAAAGAACCTATTTGCGCTTAAAGTTGACGGCGAATCCATGAATCGAGAAATTCCCAACGGATATACAGCGGTATTCTCGAAAGATTTAGAGCCAGAAAGCGGTGATATAGTTGCCGTTATGATCGACTCAGAAAGTGCTACCATAAAGCGATTTAGAGAAACGTCATTGGCGGTGATGTTCGAGCCTTCATCATGGGACCCATCTTTCAAGCCTTATGTGTTTCCTAAAAACGGGATTCAAGATTTCAAAATCATTGGGAAGTTTTTATACGCAACAAGCGAGTGCATTTAGATTGGAGGATTAAAAATGGGTCACGAAACTAGGAGATCTCATCGAGAGATTAAAAAGCATTTTTGGAAAAGTTGGAAGTTTTGGACAGTATTTATCGTCATTGTTCTACTGGTCGCCGGCATTTCAAGCTGTGTCAACGAGTTCAAAAAAGAATCAGCTTCTCCGTCTACAAGAATATATAAGCTGAATAGTGACAGATCAGTAAAGGCGATGTTGAAACATTACAATCCAGAAATAAAATACGAAAGCATTTCCGGGGTTTATGCCAACTCTGATGGATCTAAAACTGTTGGGCTTAATATCAAAGAGGCCGGAAGCGACCTATCGGACAAAATGGCAATGAGAAATGCAGGAAATGATGTTTTGAAAACCTGGGACGCCTTCAAAAAATCAAAGGGCACGAATTTTGCAAACATTGCGATAATGGTCACCTATCCAACAAACAATGGACAAATACCGATAATCAAGGTCCAAATTAGCGGGAATAAGTTGAAATCGTTTAGCAAAACCAGCTCTTCGTCATCGAGTGTTCCAAGCATCGCTACTAAATATTGGCAGCGAAATGACATGCCCACTCTTAAATAGGTCAATTAAAACGCCCCTACTTGGGTCTTTTGTTGGGCACAAAAATAGCCCCGGTGGCGAGGGCTAAGAAAGAATTAAGACTATGGAGGTTATGTGATGAAAGTAAAGTTTGCTTGCTACGATTGTCGACAAGAACATAAAAATGGTGAACTAATTGGTGAAATAGATGGTATCCATGACTATGTGTCTTGTAAATGCGATAACGGTCATAAAGCAAAAGTTTTCCCTCAGACACCTCTGTATGTTTATCTGCTTGAGCATGCGCTAGATGCATACAGAGAGCAGATGTACTTTGAAGCCTTTTTAAGCGCTTATTCTTCTTTGGAAAACTTATGGCGAATTACAGCCAAAGCCGCATTATGGAACAGCTTCAGAAAATCTAAGGGTTTAGCTCTTGTAGAAGAAGCTTCTGAGTTATCTACCTACCACCAGTCAGAAAGATGCTTAGGGCTGTTTTTACAAACTGCAATCCAATTCTTTGGAACGGCTATTCAACCATATCTTAAAGAACTCATACAAGGCAATAAATCAATAGTTTCGGTGCGTAATAGGATTATGCATGGATCTGCTATGCCATCGCAAAATGATACTAAAAAGGTAATTGAACTTTTGCATCATTTACGCAGCTTTGTTGAGCTAAAGATGACTTATACCCTTGAAGTGGATCATCCTAAGGACATTGATCCTAAACAGGGAATACTTCAAACTTTTTCTTCTCTTTTTGTAATTGAGCAACAGCGTAAAACACCAGGATTCAAGAAATATGTGAAAGAAACAATTCATCAAGGCTCAGCAATCCCAATGACAAATGATTTATACAACGGCCCTTACAGCGATACTTTCTTACATATGTGGCATAGCTCGCCTATGTTTAATCGAGAAATGGATCGAGAAGAAGAATTAACTAAGCAACTTTCTATGGACATTGACGATTTACTAAAAGAAAGAGCAAATCTTATAAACTTGCTTAATCAATAAGCGCAATATCACCGCTAAATGATACGGCATTCTTGTCCTTGTCATAGTCTACGTTATTTCCAATTTCAACTGGCCTATCTTCTAAATTACCCAGTATGTGAACCGTTGCGTTGGAAGGCAGTTTCTGTAATTCTTTAATCAGATCCGCCAGGCTGTAAATAGCATCATCAGGTGTGCTTGTATAGCTAGAATCAAGCGTGGTTTCAACAGAAGCTTGAGCGGTTTCTTTTTCATTTCTATTTTTCATGGCAGTTCCCCCTTCCCCGCTATATCGATACAGTTTACTTTACAAAATCATTCATCTAATTATAGCAAAGATGAATTGTATTCACCATCAACGGTTAAAAACATAGCTACTCGTATCAAATTAATAGTTAAGACAGGAGTCTTACTTATGGCAAATTCTACAATCAGGCAGGCCGATATACTGTTACGAGAGTGTACCGTTATGCAGGTAGCTACGCTTGATATCGATACCGGTTTTCCTAATATAGTTTCGCTGACACCACTTAAATCACACCGATCGCTTAAAGAAATCCTTTTTTACACTGATCGCGACACAACTACCATTCACAACGTCCTAGAGAAGCCTGTGGTGGCTGTTTACTGTTTCAATGAGCTACACCACTCATCGTTGCTATTGCGTGCAAAGGCCGTTGTATTGACCGCTGAGGAGGCCTTACCAAGCTTTACGGAAAACATCAATTCTTTTCAAAAATCGTTACAGTATGATCGACCCGTCATCATCCGTTGCAACCCACTAACCGTCAAGATTAGATACAACAATGACATCGAGTTCAGCAAGCTAAACGAAATCTAAGCTCAGTTCTTGGAGATGCACTTATGAATGGTCCAGTTACATTAAGTGAGGCACACTTCATTGGCCTCATCATTGTTCTTATAGGCTTCTACTTCGCCTTATTCGGGAACAGGCACCGTTGGTTACATTGGCTCATTGACCCAGACAAACCCGGAAGTAACCTGTGGTGGGCAGCTGTTTTTATCATTATCGGCGCGCTCATGATGATGGTTAGAAAGATGCAATAATACGACCCCATAACGGGGTTTTATTTTAAGGGCATAACGAACATACGTTTGAATTACAAGCTCTAAGAGTTCAAAAGGAGTGCGATATCATGGCATCAATTACCTCATATAAACTAAAAGATGGCAAAAAGGCCTGGGAATTCTATATATTCGCTGGTGTTGATCCTCAGACAGGAAAAGAAATAAAGATTCATCGGCGCGGTTTCCCAACCGAAAAAATAGCCCAGCAAGAAGCCACCTTGGCTGAAGCCGAAATAATCAAAGGCCACTCTCACTACCAAACCGAAAGAATTTTAATGGCTGATTATCTTAATCAGTGGATCACTAAGCTTAAGGTTAATGTCAAAGAGGGATCCATGATCATCTATCGATATAACCTTAAGAAATACATCATCCCCAAAATTGGGAATATACGACTAGCCAAATATACGCTTAAGGAACATCAGGAGTTCATCAGCAGTCTGTTCAATGATGGCTTATCTCTTAACACTGTAAAGCTCATCAATGGAACGTTGCACAACGCGTTAAAAAAAGCCGTTGCAATTGGTTACATTACTAAAAACCCTACCGTTGGTGTCGAGTTCAGTGCGTATGCTAAAGACAATTCCAAAAAACTTCACTTTTGGACAAAAGATCAAGTTGGATCTTTTATAGAAGCAGCTGAAGAAGATAAAGAGCCCATGTGGCTATCATTCTTTGTGACGCTGATTGACTGTGGGCTTCGTGTCGGTGAAGCTATGGCTCTCCGCTGGTCAGACATTGACTTCAGTAAAAATACCTTATCAGTCAATGCAACACGAATCTATCGTGCTGAAACTGGATCAAACGCTGGCAAAATAGCACTTGATCGTCCCAAAACATTAAGCTCTAAGAGAACCGAATACATGACCGCTCGAGTAAATGATCTTCTTCAACAACAATATGAGCGCCATTTCAGTCACGGCAATGTACAAGGTTTTCGGTTTTCTACTAGCCACAATAACGATTTTGTCTTCACCTATTCGTCTGATGCCAAGTTTGGACAACCGCTCCGATCTCGAGCAACTACCGGTGCTTTTAATCGCATCACCAATCGGGCTGGGCTCCCTCACATCCGTATCCATGATCTAAGACACACGCATGCCGTTTTAATGCGTGAGGCAGGATTAAGCCTTGATGACATCAAAGATGATCTTGGGCATAAAGACATTTCAACCACTCAAATCTATGCTGAAATCTCTCCGGCAAAAAAGAAAGAAAACCATCAACAATTCGAAAAATACCTAAATCAGTGA